GGGTATCGGTAAGAATCTCATCCAGGGCCTTATCCACGGCCTCCTGACTTCCGGCCGGAGCCTCGCTGGGCTAGTCAGTCATATCTTCAAGGGATGGCCGCAGGCTCTCGCCTCATTCGTCTCCAAGGGCCTAGTCGATATCGCTAAGCTACCGAAGGCAGCCCTCAATGCTCTCGGTAAGGTCAGTGGCTTCCTCGGTGGGCTCTGGAAGAAAATAGCCGGAGGTGGTGGAGGCGGAGTCCAGCAGTGGGCCGGAATGGTTATGCAGGCCCTTGCGATGCTTCACCTTCCGGGCTCGCTACTCGGCCAGGTACTGTATCAGATGCAGACTGAATCCGGAGGCAACCCTAACGCCATTAACCTTACCGACATCAACGCTCAGATGGGAGATCCCTCGCGAGGACTTCTCCAGGTAATCGGCAAGACGTTCGCGGCTTTCCACGTTCCCGGTACGAGCGGTAATATCTATGACCCGCTCGCGAACATCGCGGCCGCAATCAACTACGCTCTCCACCGTTACGGCCCGACTCTGATGTCCGGTGGAATGGGAATGGGCTCCGGACACGGCTATGACACCGGAGGCTGGCTGCCTCCCGGAGTGACCCTCGCGTACAACATGACCGGCCGTCCGGAGCGGGTGCTGACCTGGGAGCAGGCTCAGGGAGGAATCGGTGGCACGGAATACCACGCTCATTTCGACGGCCTTACTGGAGCCGCTATCGAGAGCCATGTGCGCACGGCATTCCAGGCTATGTCGATAACCCAGGGCAATCTAGGACGTCAGGGCAGGAGGACATAAATGACTACGCCAGCGCCACCTATCCCACTTCAGATTGACTACATAGACCCTGACGGAACTGACTGGAACCTTTCCGACCTCTCGATGGCGAATGGATATATCTGTTCCGGTATCGCCGGAATCGACGGCATTCCAGTTACCATGCAGACTATCCCGCTGCTTGACGGCACAGCTATACCGACTATCTACAACGTTCAGCCTGGGACTATTGCTATAGCCCTACTCGTGAGCCGTCCTGCTGGCGGTGGGCCGAATGATTACTATGCCCTACTTGATAAGGTAATCAATGCCTTTACCTGCCGCCGTAACGAGCTACCGGCTCCGGGACAGATTGTAATCCAGAGACCAGATGGGACATCTAGGTCAGTATCGGTCTATACGACTTCCGGGCTCGATACGCCGGAAGTCGGCCTGAACGATATGATGGTGTACGCCTTTACGTTCCAGACTCCGGATCCATACTGGTACGACGATACTCAGCAGAACCTTGTATTCACGCTTAACTACGCGAGCGGCATCCTGCCCCTGCTCCCTATCTGGCTAGCCGGTGGTACCATTATCGGGAATGCCACGATTAACAATCCCGGAGCCGCTACCTATCCGACGTGGACTATTACTGGGCCTGGGACTCCAACGATTAAGAACCTAACTACAGGCCGGCAGTGGTCCCTGAATACCGCTATCCCAGCCGGGCAGATAGTACAGATTGTAACCAAGCGCGGTCAGCAGATGGCGGTAAATCAGTCAACAGGCTCAAGTATCTGGGACCAGCTTTCCTACTCGACTATCAGCGACCTCTGGTCTTTCGTTACCGGAGTCAATAACATAAACATCTCGATTCCCGGAGCTACCGCAGCAACAGCCGTATCGCTCGCCTGGACTAACCGCTGGAGGCGTGCCTGATGGCTGTTATCCCGGTCAACGGCCGCTCCGTTACCGTCTCGCGCGCTACCGGTAGCGTCAACCGTATTCAGTCGTTTGTTACCCCGCAGGCAGGCTCACAGGATCAGGTATGGGTAGAGATCCTTGATAATAATCTCGTGAGCCAGGGCGTAGTCCAGTTCGCTACCCTCTCGGCTCAGCTCTACTACAACGCAGTCGGCTCCTGGTCCATGGTCGTACCGTACTCCGATACGCTCTGGAACCGGATCATGTCCGGCGATTTCTTTGTTAACATCAACTGGAGAGGCCTGTTTAGCTTCGGAGGGAAGTGCGAGCAGCCAGGGTACCAGGACTCCATACCGGGCTCCACCGGAGGCTCAGGCTCCGTCTCTGGGCCGTTTATTGCGCTCTCTGGGGCCGACTGGCTAGGGCTTATCGCTAACCGGATCTGCTACCCTAACCCAGCCGTCGCCTGGGCCTCGCAGACGGCCGCAGCTACCGATGCAATATCCGGCGTAACGCTGGAAACCGCTATCAAACATTACGTCAACAACAACATCGGTCCAGGAGCCCTAGCCGCTCGCGTTAACCCGCTCCTGGATATTGCGGCTAACCAGACGCGAGGCCCTTCCGGAATCGCCTACACGGTTAAGTTCGGAACCGGTGTAGACCTGAACCTGCTCGATGTTATCCGGGCTCTTATAGCTCAGGGTGGATCGGCTATGGGCGTCCAGGTTACCCGGAACGCCCCAGCGCATCGCCTAACGTTTGATGTCTACATTCCCAGGAACCTCTCCGGTAAGGCCTGGTTTAGCCGTGACCTAGGGAACCTAGCCGCTATCAGCTTTGCGCTAACCGATCCTACGTGTACCGATGCACTGGTTCAGGGCTCCGGTACGCAGTTCATATCCCGCGTAGCTTCCGCAAAGACGCAGTGGAACGTAGTCGAGCAGTTCGTTGATAGTAGCTCCGAGACGGACGCTAACAATCTAGCATCTACGGCTCAGCAGACATTGCTTACCGGAGCTGCTGGACCGACTATGAGCGCGACCGCAACCGATACCCCATTCCTAACATTCGGCCGCGATTACGGGCTAGGCGATATTGTCTCGATGGAGGTCCGTAACGGAGCCGTCTACTCTGACGTTGTTACCGCTGTCACGCTAACGGCTGACGGTTCCCAGACTCCGGTCTACTCCGTCGTGCCCTCAGTCGGGCAGTCTTCTATTGCGACCGCAACCGATCAGTCGGTTATCGGTCAGCTAACAAAACGGATTCAGGTTCTCGAAAGGAAGCTGGCGACTAAATTATGGTTACATACGACGGACGCCCAAGCGCTTTCACGCAGCTGTCGACAACGGCTGACTGGGAAAACTTCATGTCGACTGCCGGAATTGCCGACCGGATAGACCCTATCAACGGTGGCGCATTCGTCTCGTCATTTGACGTTCCGGGCCGCAACATCGTCATCTCAGCCGGCCAGGCTCTTATCAAGGGACAGCTCTGGAGAGCGGACGCACCGGTCAGCACGCCGATTCCGGCCGCATCGGCGCAGAACCGTATTGACCGGCTCGTACTCCGGCTGAACCGTGGGGCCACGACCTCGCCTACGGTAGTCCAGCCCGTAGTCATTACCGGCACACCGTCCGGTACGCCGGTAGAGCCACCCCTAGTCCAGACGACTGGCGGCCTCTGGGACCTTCCGGTATGCTCCTGGACGTCGGCCTCTACCGGAGCCCTCTCCGCGCTTACCGATGAGCGGATACTATGGGCTCTTACGCCGGAGTCTCCTGCTGGCTACTACAAGATCCAGCAGGGACCGAATGCCGGGCTATTCATCAACGCAGCTAACGGCTACCTTGTAGCGGCGCAGCCCGGTAACCCAAATACGCCAGAAACATATCATCTCGCTCCGCTTGGAGGCGGATGGACCCACGTAGCTAATGAAGGCGTAATGTATACGCTACTCCCGGACGACACGGTATACGTTCACGGACAGTCTATCGTACCGAGTGGTGTAACCGGTCCAGCAAACACTCTATTTGCATTGCCTGCCGGCTACCGGCCACTTAACCGTGCAGAGCCTGTCCTAGTTGCAGAAACACTACCGTCAAGCCCGTATACAGCTACCTCTCACCAGCTCACAGTCCGTACGGGCTCCGGAAACTGCGACATATTCGGCGCAGCAGCCGCAGGCAACATTCTTTCGGTCTGCTTCCGGTTCCCGCTCCACGCTCCGCTCTAGAAAGGACAGGCTGTGCCCTGGAAAGTACGCTGGACCATATACATGATTGTGCTTGGCGCAGTCTCTATTACCGTCGCAATTATTGCCGAATTCATCGCCAGGGGCGTTTCCGTTCATTTGCTAGCAATTGTAGGCATGACCGGAGGTCTTGCTATAATCCTGAATGCCCTTCCGCACAACGGAACAGACAGCAGGCCTCGCGATTACAGCGGTGATCGTGGCGGGTAAGAGCGGAAGCGTAGAATAGCCCTTATCCCGACAATGTACAGGAGGGATTATGCCGGGAAGACATCGCCTATTCGGCAGGGATGATCCAGAGCCGGAGCCCGGTCGCGAGCCGGAACCGGAGCGCAGGATCATCCGGGATGGCGACACGTTCACGATCGATGATGAGCTTAGCGATCTCATCAGGCTGGACATTCCGGAACCAGCTCCAGAGCCTCCGGCAGAAATCCAGGGCGAGCCCTGGGGCTGGACAAAGCTAGGGCCCAGGCCTCCGGAGGCCGACCGGTTTGACCGTGGCGAATACCCACCCCGCTACCGGGATGAGGTGAGACCTGATGAGCCTAGTTAGGCACTGGTATCCCTCTCCGAACTACTCGACCGGAGGGAGCACAAAGCGGCTCCTGGTCCTCCATACGACGGAAGGCTGGGGAGACAGCCCGTCCGGAATGTATGACTGCGCGATCTACTTCCAGGGGAACGTTGGGGCTAGCTCTGACGTAATCATAGATAGCTTCCATCCGGGGCATATCTGTGAGGGAGTCGCGCCATACAACAACGCCTGGACCCAGTGCGGTTTCAACGGCCAGACGGCCTCCGCAGCCGAGCAGTGCGGCTACGCCGCATGGTCCAGAAACGAGTGGCTCAACAACAGGATGTCACTTCTGGAGAATGCGGCCGCGTGGCTCGCGGAGGAATCGCACCGGTTTGGCATCCCGCTGACGGAGCTTTCCTCATCCCAGTCTCAGGACGGCTACAGCAAAGGCGTCACCTACCACTCGCGCCTAGGCCCGGACGGCTGCGGTCACTCCGACCCAGGCTCCGGCTACCCGCTCGCTGAGGTCCTGGAGATGGCGCGAGGCGGGAGCATAGGCGGCACGCCACCACCATCGGGAACAGGAGAGGATCACGTGACAATTCCAGGAAAGCCAGGGAACTGGCTCAAGCTCAGCACGGAATTCATGGCAGCCAACGGCGTCAAGGCCCAGATGGGCGTCGGCACGGCAGGTGATGTCTACTACATCACCAAGGCTTTCTCGGCCGGTGCTGACTGGCGTGGTCCCAGGAAACTCGCCTAGGAAGGAAAACCAATGGCTCACAATCCGCCCGGATGCCCCGGAGGCGACTGGTCTACCTGGGAAATCCTCTCATCCAATACCGGGGCGCACGTATTCATGGGCGTCAGCGAGACGGATGGTAACATTTACTACTCCGTCCGGGATGAGGCCGGATCGGCGTGGCGGCCTGTCGTTAGGGTCACCCCACTGTGACGTACGACCTCCGCAAGCTCTGGGATCTGGAAATGGAACAGCTCCAGAAAGAGCGTGGGAAAGATCCAGACCCAGAGATGTGGAGATGGAGCCCGCTCGATATCACCGAGTATGACCGGATGCTGAATATCGCGTACCACATCGCGATAGGCCATAATGTATTCCGGCGACAGGGCCTCCGTAAGATCCGGCTAGTGGAAGCCGGCAGCGGTATCGGTACCAAGCTCTACCTAGCTACCCAGAAATACGGCCTAGACGCCACCGGGTATGAGATCAATGAAGAGTACATCAGACGGGCTCGCGAGCTATTCGGTATCGAGACGGAGCAGCGCGACCTCCGCAAGCCTCCGTTCCCAGAATGGGATAAGTTTGATATCGTCTACCTCGCCCGCCCATTCAAGGATGACGATGAGGAAGGCCGCTGGGAGCGGGAAGTTCAGGAAGCAATGCGACCTGGGGCAATCCTCATTATGGGCTTCAGTTCCCTGAAGCCCTACGGATGGCCTTGCTATTACCGGTTCCCATTCCACGGTGTCTGGGTAAAGCCCGGTATGGCAACTCCGGTATACGACGCAATGATAAAGCGGCAGGAGCCGCACGACCCACTAGTACCGGAGCCTGGCCCATAGGGAAGGAAAGGGATGTGAAAGGGAAGCATAGAAGAACTCATCCGCTAGTAAGTCACAGGAAGCCACCGACAAGGCGAGGCCGCTACCGGGTAGCCGTTATTGCTATCCTGGTAAGCGGCCTCATCGGCATTACAGTGCCAGCCCTCGCGAGTATCCGCTACCAGATACGCTCCGGCGATACGCTATCAGCGATCTCGGATCGGTTCTGCGGCACGCCTGGGGATTACCCAGGGATAGCGGCCGCATCCGGCGTCAGGAATCCAGATCTCATCTACGCAGGTAACTTCCTAACAATCCGCTGCTCGCGTAACGGCTCCGTCTCCATTTCCGGCAATCCCGGATACCGGGCCATCTACAGCTACTCCGGCCTTATGGCCCTGTGGCGCTATGAAGGCGGAGCCTCATGGGCAGCCGCTACTGCTGCGTGCATCGCGTGGCACGAGTCCTCCGGCCGTACCTGGGTCATTAGCTGGACTAATGACTGGGGCCTGTGGCAGATCCACAACGGAGGCTACGCAATGCTCAACCCATACGCGAACGCGCGGCGTGCCATCTATATGTCCAGTGACGGCCGGAACTGGAGCCCGTGGACTACGCACTGGATGTGCGGCGTCTAAAGAGCACCGGGAGGAACAATGTTGTTCCGGGAGCGGGATAACAGAACCGGTCGCTCAAGCAGCTTACAGAACCAGGGCTTGAATTCCTCGGTGACCCATGCCACGGGATGATCGCCTACCCACATCCTCGCGACGGAGGCGACCCCACCACCGTACGTAGCCACTGCCCCGATCGGCTCGCGGCGTCCGGTCTTGGCGAGGACAATGCCTAGTGGGACGTTCCCGTTTGGGGCCATTTCCGCATCCCTAGGCAGCCGGGTAGGAATTACCAGGGAGGTGATATCGGCCGACATCCCACGCCGCGAGGGTCCACAGGTCATGACTCCCTTCCGGTCGATAGCAGCCGTCCGCTTTGGCGCATTAAGCAGCGCACATTCCGCAGGCTTCAGAATCCGCTCTACGCAGGAGAACACATCCACGGTTACCGGCTCGCCCAGGATCTCCTGGACTATGTAGGTGGCAGGGCCAGTGAATGAACGTAGGGCCTCCGCGAGCCCGGCAGCGCCACGGCCCATGGCCATCGCTGCGTAGGCCGCAGGGTCATTTGACGGTGGAGGCGGGGCAAGCATCATCAGCGTCTCGCGGAGAGCTGTCAGCTTCTCAAGGTTGCCGAAATCCGGATGGTCGAGGATTCCGCGCTGAACACGGATGAGTCCGGTGATCAGGCCGGCCAGGTGCCGCTCCGTTTCCGGGCGGCTGAGGTAGTCTGTCGAGTAGCTAGTCATAGACGAATCGTAACCGTCTAACTACTCTCCGTCTAGTACAGGGCTCTCTAGCCGTTCCGGGAGCGGGAGCCCGGAGCTAGACTGGGCCGTGAAGCCCATAGACTGTGAGCCTCCGGCCATCTACCCGCTTAGGTAGGACCGGTATACCCTCCGGAAGTTACTCATAGGTAGAATCGCTCTCTGCGCTTTGGTTCATGTGCGAGGCGTCCGGGAGTACCCATAGCTGCCTGATCTCCGGCTGTCCAAAGCCTATCGAGGTATGGAGGTCGGCTCGCGCCTGTTCCTCGGTCACCTCATCCGGGAGCGTGAGCACTACCATGAAGGCCCTACGGGTCATCGGGCGGCTCATCGCGGGCTCACATGAACATGGTCCAGGCCGTCCTGAAGCCGTAGCTCGTGGATCTGGCGGTGGTAGGCTCGCCAGCAGTCCTCAACGTAGTCGCTCATGAAGAGCGGATTGGGATCGATACCCTCAAGATTGCCTAGTTTCTCGCCATGCCGCAGGGTCATATGCCGGCAGAAATCCTCCCGCGACATATCATCGGCCGCCACGACCTCTACCCGCTCGTTTGCCATAGTCACCGTGGATACCTTTCCTCTGCTACCTGCGTACGCATCATCGGCAGGTCCTCCGGGATGCTTTCTTTCTGGTATACTGTATGGAACTTCTCCGGGTCCTTATAAACGTACTCGATTGCGCCCTGACCGCAAGCATAGCAAAGCTCTGCGGGCCGGTACTCATCCTCACCGGCGTGCTGACCCTGGTTTGCGGTATGCTCTATAACGATGCCGACGCGGGTCACGGAATGGGCGCACTCGGCTCCGCAGCGATCGCAGAATATCTTTCTCATATCAGTCAGGATCTATGATCCATATCCTCTCTGCCATTATTGGGGTGCCGAACCCACCGATACGCCTTCCGGCGACGATTACCACATCGTGGTTCGGCCGGATAAGCTCCAGCGATCTCCGGAGCCTAGGGAAGTTCCAGCGGTTAACACGGGCATAGACTTCCTCGTTGCCCTTGCCCGCATCGTACATATGGAGCGTGGCCCGCTTAACGAGATCCGGACGCTTCAGCTCTTTGAGGATTTCCTCAATTTCCTTGCCGGTGCGTGATCTTTCGTCCTCAACGATGTCCTTGTACTCGACTCGCCTGACGACTCCGGCATAGACCACCGCTGGGCCCTTCACGAACGGCTGGCCCTTCCGGAATGGCGCAACCTTCATCGCGGCTAGCTGATCGCCATCGTGCGTCGGTAGCGGCACGCCTAGCTCGCGGTGGCTCCGGAGGAACCGCATAGCAGCCTTCAGCCTCCGCTCCGTCCGGTAGAGCCCGAACGGGTCACGGGCCTTAGCAAAAGCCTCCATCCGTGCGATGGTATTCGGGCCGATACCGGGCACGACCTCTAGTGCACCCCAACTCCTGAAACCTCCCTCCAGTTCTGCAGCCTGATCCAGCCTCCCGGCCATCTTAGCGCCGATCTTAGGAATCTGCTGCCATCCGGCAATTAGCTCGCCTCGCGCCGGAGTCCCGTTAGAGGCCGCGATAAAATGCGGCCGCCATGTAGCCCGCGAGCTACGGAAGTCCGGAGGCTTAATGTCTATCGAATGATCTAGGGCATCCCGCATGAGACGGAACTGCGCCTCTGCGGTGCCTGCTTTCGCGAGGGAGGCCGCGTAGAATTCGAGCGGGTATCTCGCCTTCATCCACGCCGTCCAGAAAGCAAGCATCGAGTACGAGATGGCGTGCGCGATGTTGAAGCTATACGTACCGGAGGTCACGAGCCGCTTCCAGATAAGGTCGGCCGTCTCACGGGGCACCCCGTGGAGCCGCTCTGCTCCCTCCGCGAATGAGTCATACGACATCTGGAATGCGGCCTCTCCCATTTTCTTGGAGATGATACGCCGGATCTGCGAAACGGAGAACCAGTCGAATCCACCCATTTCCTTGAGTATGCGTAGGATCTGCTCCTGATAGATAATCTGGCCGTAGGTAGCGGCCGTGATCTCATCTACCATCGGGTGTAGCCGTACCGGCTCTGACCGTCCGTGCCGGACTTCAACGTAGTCAGCCGTCTGGCCGGAGAATAGCGGACCAGGACGACTGAGAGCATTGACGTCCGTGATGTGCCCGAAGTGATCTGGCCTGACATCGCGGCAGACCAGCCGGGTAGCTCTACCTTCAAACTGAAACACGCCAATGACGTCATTTCGCCGGAACACATCAATCGTCTCAGGATCATCGTCCGGAATCGCATAGAGATCCTCCAGGGTCATTCCGGTCATCCGTAGGAACCGCCCAATCATCCCCGCAGTCGAGAGCCCCAGGAAGTCGAGCTTCAGCGCGCCCATATACTCAGCATCGTACTTATCGACGCTCATTACCCGCGCGCCATCTTTCTCGTAAATGGCGCAGATATCCGTCAGCGGGCTATTCGCGATTATCAGTCCAGCCGCGTGAACGCTCATCCCGCGTACGTCACCCTCAAGCCGGCAGGCCTTCACTATATCCGGGTATTCGTCCGCGATCTCCTGCGCTGCGGGGAATAGCTCGAATGTATCCTCCAGCGTAGCGTCAAAACGCGAGTCACCGCCCGACCTTTCAATAAGCAGGTTAGCTACCGTCTCCCTCGCGTACGGAGGGATGTTATAGACATTCGATATGTCCTGGAGGGAGTTACGCCCACGGTAACGGACCCAGTTAGCGATGTGCCCGAAACACTCTGCCCCGTATTTCCCAGCGAGGTATTCCCACACCCACCACCGTTCCTCATCGGAGCAGTCAACGTCGATGTCCGGAGGATCGGGCCGCGAGATATCGAGGAACCGCTCAAAGATCATACCCTTGTACTTGTGTGGCGGTATCTCAGTGATACGGAGTAGGTAGGCGACGACAGAGGCAGCAGTGCTGCCCCTGCCTGGGCCGAATACGATGCCGTGATCCTTGCCGGCCCGGATCGTATCGGAGGTAAACAGGAAGAAATCAGCGAGCCCTCTCTCAAGGATCAGGTTCATCTCATAGCGCACCCGTTCCTCGTACCACCGCTGGTCGGCCTCCGGGAGCGAGCCTATCGCCCGGTAAGCCCATCCGAAGCGTAGCCACTCCCATAGTAGGGCTTCCGCCTCCGGAGAGCTACGCTCGCTCTTTACAACAGCCGTACTACCCATCCCAGTCTCCGCTCTCGAATACCATCTGTGAAGCTACAAACACGGCTTCCCTATCATCAGCAAAGTACCGGGCCGCATTCTCCGTCTTGAACTTCCAGAGACAGACCCATGCACGCCCACTTACATTTAGGCGAGCCCGGACGGCCCAAACCGATTCATCAAATAGGTTCATGACGTCAATATCAATAAGGATCACCTCCATGGCTTGTGATCCTCCTGTCCTATTGGGTAGCGGAGCCGCTCGGCCTTGGGTAGCGTCACGGTACAGACCTTGCCTAGGTATTCCGACGCGAGGATCGCATCCCAGGCCGCATTACGCGAGAGGCCAGTCTTCATCAGCCGCTCGCCTAGGGCCTTATCCGACTCAGGCAGCGTCATAGGTACGGCATAGTTCCATTCCCGCATCATTTCCTCAACGGTATGCTTACCCCGGTGCGTCGCGTGGAGAATAGCCTGCATCTCGGAGTCTTCCGGGAGCGGGTAATGGACGTCGCACGTTGCGATTAGCGGAATACCAAGCATGCTGGAAAGCCGCTCGTACGCGGTATTGATCCGGTTGCTCTTCTCAAGCTCCCAGAACGGCTGGACCTCTAGGAAGTACCATTCACCGAATAGAGCCCGGAACCGCTCAGCTACCGCGCGAGCCCGCTCGAATCCCGCTCGCTCCGTCTCCGGCTCCGGTATGCCCTTCCCTCCCAGGAGGGAGCACGCCAGGAGACTCCCAGAGCAACCAGATAGGCAGACAAGACCATCAGCGTGATCGGTGAGATTTCCTCCAGAGACTGTCGGATGGTAATGGTGATCTCGCCAGGATTGCGTGACAAGTCTATTGAGGTTCTGATATCCACCTACGTGCCTCGCTAGAATAGTCAGATGGAATTTGTACTGAGATCTGTTCTCTTCATCAACCGGGCCACAGTAAGCCTCAAGACCAAAGATAGGCTTTATCCCTACCTCAATAGCGGCTTTCTCAAGCTGGAAATGTGACGAGACGCTACCGTAAGCCATGTTCGGTTAGCGCCATAGCCGTATATCCAAGTTCCACAGCGCGCCGAACATGATGCTGAGGCAGTTTGTGGCCGTCTCCATGGCTGAAGGTACTATGGTGATGTAGGCTAACATACCTCAATTATCTCACCTCCGTCCTCTCATCGCCCTCATTATCCGGGAAAGTTCGTTAGTCCGGAATTCAGCATTCCATAGATCTTCAATATCACACCCAGATCTATCATAAACAATATGGCACGGCCTACATAGAGCTACGTAATTGCCGGTATCAAGCCTATCCATTCCGTGAACGTTCGCCCAGTCTCTCGCCTTCCCTCCGCAAATACAATCGTATTCATCAGCTCTCCCCCTATCACCACGAACACGATCATGTTGCGTAATGATATCCGGTTTTATAGCCTTTCGCTTGCCACGTTGCGATCCATTGTGCTTCCCGCAGGAACAATTCGGTTCGCATTTCTTGTATGGTGCTACTCGGCCGAATTTCCACTCACCGGACCAAGGCATAACGCATCGACTCGTACCGGCATCGAGCAGATCCGGATGGCTTCCGCCTGGATAGCGACGCACGGGCAGGACAGGCAGATACACTGGCCCTTTGGCTCGCCTCCGTATACGGCATTCCCTTTCCTGATTACACGAGTAAAGCCATGATTCTGCCAGCATTTCGGACACCGGCACCAACAGCATTGCTGCCCCGGAATTCCTGACGTCTCGATACAGAGATGATCGTGCTGATGCGGAGCCCGCTCCTGCTTTGCTTTCATGACCTTCGGCTGTAGGGTCCTAGGGTCAACCAGTCTCGGTGGCATCGCCGTCACATCCTCTCCGGAAGGTCTTTAGTTCAGGGTCCCACTGATACCAGCAGATAATCGGCTCCAGTGGCATCGGTTCCGGAGACGGCTCGAATCCAGTAGGCCGGTGGCAATGCATGCAATGTCCTCCGTCGATAACCGCATCGCAGAGCCGGAATACGGCCTCAACCGGAGACGTAGCCGCAGCCACTTCCCAGTGATTATCCCAGTTGGCGACAGCCATCCAGACGACAGGCTCTTCATCATCGGACCATCGGAGCTGAAAGCTATCCGCGCCGGTACGGCCAAGCAGCTCGACTGCCGGGATGAACCGTAGATCCTCGCGAGGGTCAAAAATCTTTACGGACATCGCCTGCCTCCGGCTCCACGATTGGGACTATGTAGGTTAGGTTGCCGTCTGAGACCTCTACGTGCGGACCTCCGCAGATAGAGGCGGGGCACTCATCGACTCCGCACCATTCCTCATCCCGGTTCACCTAGCTCGCCCCATTTCATGCCGTCATTCCCCAGCCTCCAGAGGAAGCCGCAGAAGTTA